TTATTTTAATAGGGCAACGGTTTCCCGTAACTGTTCAATAGTCTTGTGATTATACACCCTGTTTCCCACATCCTTTGACTTATGACCCATCAGCATATCAATACATTTTCTGTTGCCTTTGGCATTGTCAAGATTGGTTTCAAAGGTGTGCCGTGCTTCATGCGGTGTCTTGTCTGCACCTATCTTTTCCATGATTTCACCCCAACACTTATAGTAATTTGCCTGACTGAACTTTTTACCCTGATAGGTGAACAGGTACTTGTTCCCTTCATCAACCAGTGCTTTCACAAATGGTTTGATGCGGTCATGTATTGGAACAATACGGCACTTTCCGGCAGCGGTCTTGATTCCACCTTCAAAGTACCAGTCCTTGATGTTCACCTGTTCAGTTTTCATTCCTAACAATTCCTGTAATCTGAACCCCGTATATATGTAGATCAGCACGGTATTAACCCAAGGGTCATCTTTTATTTTCCATAGTGCATCAACCTGTTCAGGCGTGAACGGTTCACGGGTGGTATCAGGTATTGGTGGGGCGGTGGTAATTTGTGAATACATTTTATCTATCAGGTCAATTTCAAAAGCAAAACGGTCAAGGTGACCGAACAGATTCTTGATTGACCATTGTGTTGAATACCCACACCCGCAGTTGTCAATGCAGTCTTGCATCTGATAAGATTTCAGTGATCGGTACTTCACACCGTAGTATTTTGAACAGTGCTTGAACGCTGAACGCAAGGACTGCTGATTTGATTTTCCTAACTTTGGTAATTTGATTTCAGACCAACGCTGATAGAGTACAACCAAGGTGACCTTTTCCCTGTCAATGTCCCAAGGGTTGTTGTTATATTCAGCCAATAGGATGTTGGCTTTTTCTTCTGTTTCAGCGTAACCGATAGGGGTTTGTTTTGCGTGTCCCTGTTCGTCATATATGGTGACCTTGGCAAGCCACGGGCGTGATCGGTTACCCTTCAACTTGGTCACGCATCCGTAACCGTTTGGGTTTCTTCTTCCCATGTATATCATTCCTTCCTGATTGAAATTTCAAGGAATGGATGATATAATTGGGGGTGCATAGCCTATATCATCCTATTCCTTGGTATAGAGTTATAAGAACCCTGACCGCTGCAACGGTTGGGGTTCATTTTTGTTCAGTTATAATTCAATGTGTGAAGGTGCTACAACACCTTTATTCTGTAAATCAAGAAACTTTCCATATTCCATTGCTGTTCCCCAAAAGGCAAGCATACCTTTGTCATATTCCACAACCAAGTAATACTTCTTTGCACCTTTTAATTTTGATGTGTTTTTTGCCTGACCGTGATATTTTAACATGAACTTTTCTTCTTCCATTGCTGAAAATGACTTGATTCTGTTCATTGGAAGTGTGACGGTAGTTTCAGGCTTGATTCTTCTGATCTCAAACACATCACCTTTTACTTCAATTCTGCAAGGGTAATCAGTCGCAAACCCTTCAATTCCTTCATAATGTCCTACTGGTATTCCTGATTCTTTCTTTTTTCCAAACATTTTTTACCTTCCTTTCATTCAGTAACCGTTGTAACTGTTGGTAACGGTTTAAGTATCTGTTATAAATGCAGTATTATCAATAGGGTAACGGTTAGTAACTGTTGATAATTGATTTTCTTATATTTTGATTATGTACTAATTCTAATGTAAAAATGAAAAAGTAAAATATAGAGTATAGAAAAACAACAGTTACCAGTTACCAGTTACCAGTTACCAACAGTTACCTTTTGGAAAAGTCAACCCATATTATGCCGTTTGACTTCCTGATGATTCTTTTTTGACAGAATATTTTTCATTATCCAGTAATGTGTTAATTCGTTCAATGACTTTAATTCTGTCAACTGCATCCAGTTTAATAAATGAAGAAATCACAAATTTGGTTTCTTCATCATAAACTTGTTTTACCAGTTCAACAGATTCAGACTGTTCTTGAATATTTGAACAATCCATTAGATCACAAACTGATACACCAAGTTTTTCTGCTATGATCTTTAACTTGGATGTAGGAACATCGTTAGTCCCTTTTTCAATCTTTGAAATAGTAGACCGTGCGTTGTCCGTATTCCACCCGCAAAGGTTGGCAAGTGCTTCTTGAGAAAGTCCTTTATCGTCCCGGTATTTTTTTATGTTATTACCAAGAATTTTCAGAAAATCTTTCTTTTTATCTACCACAACTGTCACCCCCTTTCTATATGTAATTTTACTATGTTGGGGATTGAAAATCAACTTTTTTTAAGTTTTTTATAAAAAATAGTTGACATTTAATCCACATGGGTTTATAGTATGAAATGTGGATGGACAATCCACAAGAAACAAAGCAAGTAGGAAGGACACGGGTGAAGCGATAGGGCTACACGCAAGTGACATGGTGGTCAGGCTGCCGGATAGCAGATAGAGCGTGTGAAGAATAAACATGACCCGTCAAAGTAGTTGAAGAAAACAGGAACGGTAGGGCAAGAAAGCACAGTGTACCGCACTATTTGAAGAAAGCGGACAGGCTGAACCAATCGGCACTTTACCCCTAAAACAAGAAACCGTTAAGTGGAAGAATCAACCGCACGAGATGACACAGCACTTTGTTTCACAGGTCAGGAAGTTCCCCGACTTCCTGACTACTTCAAAAAGAACTGTTGCAGCAGTTCCGGGGAAAAAACCAAGGAATAGGATTTCAGTTCTTTCAAAAAATTGTCTATTGTATGTTGGTCAACAGGTTTTGGTGGTTTTAATGTGAAACCCCGGCGGTTTGAACAGAACCGTTCAAAAAGTTCAATGATGTGTAACAGGTTTTCAGATTTTAATGTGAAATCTGATAAAGGAAAGACACCCCTGATTGTACTAAGGTGTGCTGACAATAGACAACTTTTTGAAGGAACTGGGGAAGGAAATGGTAAGGCTATGAAGTATGCAATATATGAAGGCAATATTGATAGACTTGAAAAGAAGTTGAAACGTATTTCTAATAAGTGCAAAGCATACGGTTGTGATTTCCATTATGAACAAACTGGTGAAGAGTTCAGAGAGTTGAAAGATGAAAAAGGAAATAAACACACCGCCCGCTTCGTACTGGTAGAAGCGGAAGGAACTGCAATCATCAATGATTGGGAGTTCATAGCAGAACTTGAACATACAGAAAATGGTAATATCATCACAGGTGTTGCCGGGGTAGAAGTACCTAAACGATATTATACTTCAAAACCAATGTGTGAACATTGCAACAGTAAGAGATTCCGCAAGAATACATACATTGTGAGAAATAAGCAAACGGGAGAGTTCAAACAGGTTGGAAAAAGTTGCCTGAAAGATTTTACCCACGGCATGAGTGCAGAAGCAGTCACACAATATATGAGCTTGTTCGATACATTGATTGAAGGTGAAACACCTGAACCGGGTTGTGCTTTTCAAAGATATGTCAGCACAAAAGAGTATCTTTTATACGTTGCTGAAACAATTCGACATTTTGGATATACAAGATCATCTGATGAAGGCATAAGCACCGCTTCACAGGCAATAGATTTTTATGACGCTGCACATGGGCGGGCAGTCACAAAAGAATACTTACAAGATTTAATTGATAAAATGGAATCAGTGAATTTTGACATTGACAACCAGTCATCAGTTGAACTTGTATCAAATGCCCTTGCATGGATTTCTGAACAGGAAGAAAACAATAACTATATTCACAATCTGAAAACCGCTTGCAGTCTTGAATATGTCAAAGGTAACTTTGGGTTATATGCTTCACTATTTCCGGCGTATGATAGGGATTTAGAACGGACTGCAAAAAGAAAAGCGGTTCAGAGTGTAGAACAGTCATCTGAATTTGTTGGTGAAATTTCTGACAGAATTACAGTGAAGATTCAGTCAGTTAAATGTGTAACCAGTTGGGAAACTGATTTTGGTATTACCCGCATATACAAACTCATAGGTGCAGACGGAAATGTTTATACATGGAAAACAGGAAAGTATCTTGATGATACAACTAATGAAATGTCAATCACTGGTACAGTGAAAGCACATACAGAGTTCAGAGGAATTAAACAAACTGAACTTACAAGATGCCGGGTTGCAGCATAGCACCCGGCACGGAAAGGGGAAACAATGAACAAGTTAAGAAGAAAGAACATTCAGGAAGTCATTGACAAATTAACAAGTTTGCAGAATGACTTGGAAAGTCTTGAATCTGATGTTGAAAGTATTCAGGATGAAGAAATTGAATACCGTGATAATATGCCAGAAAATTTACAGGGTTCAGAGCGGTACGAACAAGCAGATAATGCGTGTGATTCTTTGGAAACAGCAAAGGATGGTTTATCTGATCTGAAAGACAGTATTGATGAAATCATTTCTTCACTGGAAGATGCAGCACAGTAGAAAGAAGGTGGTTATGTGAAGAAAATAGTTGCAGCATGGATTGAACAGATTCTTGAATTTCCAACCAAACTTGAATATCTTGCGTACATAGAAAGCCTGAAAAAAGGCAAACCGCAAAAGTTCAAGGAAACATCATTTGAACAGTTGGAATCAGGGGTTGTTAGAATAACGATCAGGAAACAGTATAACAACAATGCGTTCCCTGATGATGAAAAGGAAGGTGAAAAATAAGATGATTAAAGGTAATTTATTAAGAGAAAAAATTGATGCTTGTGGTTTCAAATTGGTTTACGTTGCTAAACAGGTTGGGGTTTCTTATCAGGCGTTTTTGAAAAAACTCAACAATGAAACAGAGTTCAAAGCAAGTGAGGTAATGATCTTGAAAGAACTTCTTCATTTGACAGATGATGAAGTTATGGAGATTTTTTTTACCTAAAATGTGGATTGAAAATCCACAATAAAGAAAGGATAGGTGATAAATTATGAAATTCAGCGAAAAGTTGAAACAGGCTATGCAGCAGTTAGGGATCAATCAGGCACAAGTTGTTGGATTGACCGGGAAAAGTAAGGGGTCAATCAGTATGTACCTGAATGACAAGACCACACCGTCAGAACAGGTTCAAAGTGATATTGCAGTATCACTTGGACTTACCCCTGACTATTTTGAACAGGAAGAAACCCCGGTGACATTCAAACCTTCCAAGTGTGAAGATGGCATCCCAACCTTGACGGTACATGAAGTTGCTAAGTTGATGCACAAACACACCAACACAATAGCACTTGGGTTACAACAGGGCGTTTTCCCTTGGGGGTATGCGATTCATACCAGTGAACACCGTTGGTCATATTTCATCAATGCAAAGCGTTTTGCAGAAATTGAAGGAATTGCCATATAAGGCGGTGATCTTATGCAGATAGGTGACAAAGTAAAGATCATTTCTTGCAGAAGCAGCAAACTTGAAGGGTTAAGTGGTGTAATCACAAGAGAATATAAAGGTATTTTCGGTGTGATGGTTGAAGGTCACAAAAACCATAACAGTCAATACGGCTGCTATTGGTTAAGAAAAAATCAAATTATTTTATTTGAAATTGAAGAAAGTGAGGATGAAGAAATGTTTGGAGATTATAAAACCGTACAGGTATCTTTCCTGAATGACAATGAAAAAGAACAGGTGTGTATGTCAAAGTACGCAATGTATGACAATTTTGAAGTTGGTGATGTGGTAGTAGTTAAAACAGGGCATCACGGTTTGGCAGTCGCAAAGATTGCAAGTATTGATGACACTATTTCAAGGGTTGCAAATGGTCGTGAGATCGTCACAAAGGTTGATATGGGTACATATGAAAACCGTATTGCATCAAGAAAACGTGTGTCAGAATTAAAAACTGCTATGGATGTAAGAATCAATAAGTTGCAGCGTATGGCAGTGCTTGAAATGTTTTCGGAGAAAGACCCGGAAATGAAAGCATTACTTGATGAATACAAAGCGTTGACAGAACAGAAAGGTGAGGTACAGAAAGATGGAGAATAAGACAGTTCAGAATGTAGTGCATGGGTTCAAAGTGTTCAGACCTGATTGGACTTGTTCACCTAATGGTAACACTAAACAGTACACTTGCCCCGGAAAATTTGAGGAAGAAGGGGAACTTGATGTTTGCGGTCATGGTATGCACTTCTGTCAGACTGCTGCCGACTGTTTCAATTATTACAGTTTCAACAGTGAAAACAAGGTTGCAGAAGTCATTGCTTATGGTGATGTAAGAACAGAAGGTGACAAGTCTTGCACTGATAAACTGGAAATCGTGCGTGAAATCCCGTGGGATGAAGTGTTGCGAATCGTCAATATCGGAAAGAATTGCACGGGTCGCTGGAACACCGGGGACTGCAACACCGGGAACTGGAACACCGGGAACAGGAACACCGGGGACTGGAACAAATCTTCTTTCAATACTGGTTGTTTTAATACAGAAGAACAGAAGATCATGCTGTTCAATAAGCCGTCAAATATGACTTACAGTGAATGGTTAGATTCAGATGCAAGATATTTACTGAATCAGATACCAAAGGATGTTGTTGAATGGGTATATGAAGAAGATATGACTGATGAAGAAAAGGCAGCACATCCAACCTATGAAACAACAGGCGGTTATCTCAAAGTGCTTGATGAATCTGAATGTGGTCAGTTGTGGTGGGGCAGCCTGTCAGACCGCAGAAAGGAAATCATCAAGGCAATACCAAACTTTGATGCTGAAATATTCTTCCAGTGTACGGGTGTCAGGGTAGATGAATGATCTGCACCTTATGCCCCATCAGGAAGATGCACTGAACAGAACTGAACAGTTCAACCGTTGTGCTTATTATCTTGATATGGGACTGGGTAAGACCTTTGTGGGTGCTGAAAAAATGTATCTGCTGAATAATGCTGTGAACTTGGTCATCTGTCAGAAATCCAAGATTGATGACTGGGTTCAGCACTTCAAAGATTATTACCCTGATTACAGGGTGATGAACCTGACCAAGAAAAGTGAAGCAATCAATTTCAGGGCGGTACTTGATACCAAGGACTTATACAACCAAGGTGTTCAAATGATAGGCGTTATCAATTATGAAACTGCTTTCCGGCGGGATTGGTTGCTGAAACTTAAAGATTTCACACTGATGCTTGATGAAAGTTCCCTGATAACCAATGAAACGGCAAAACGGTCAAAGTTCATTCTGAAAATGCAGCCGGAAAGCGTGATTTTATTATCAGGAACACCAACAGCCGGAAAGTATGAACGGTTGTGGTCACAGGTTCAGTTGCTTGGGTGGAATATTACAAAAAAAGCGTTTTGGTCATCATACGTTCAGACTGAATGGGTTGAGAACGGGGACGGTTTCAAACGTGAAGTAATAACCGGGTACAAGCACACGGAACACCTGAAAAAGAAACTTGCAGATCATGGGTGCATCTTTATGAAAACCGCTGATGTGATTGAACTGCCGGAACAGACTGAACAGAAGATATTCTTTAAGGCAACACAGGCGTACAAGTATTTTATCAAAAACAGTTACATCATGCTTGATACCCTGAATATGTGCAAGTTCAAAGATGATTCAGATTATTACGGCACGGATGTGACACCACGGGTTGAACTGGTTGGTGATAACAGCCTGACCAAGATGCTATATGCACGGCAGTTGTGCGGGCAGTGGCACAAGGAAAAACTGGAAGGTTTGCGGGACTTGGTTGAATCAACAGAAGATAGGCTGATTATATTCTACAACTTCACAGCAGAACTTGAAGCAATGCAGAAAAAACTTGCTGATTTGAACAGACCTTATTCAGTTGTGAATGGGTCAAAGAAGGACTTGACCGCATACGATCAGGCAGATGATTCAATCACATTCATACAGTATCAAGCCGGGGCAATGGGTGGTAATTATCAGAAAGCAAATAAAATTATTTATTTCACCTTGCCACTTGGCAAAGGGTCATGTGATATGTGGGAACAGTCAAAAAAGCGTATTCACCGCATAGGACAAGCCAAACCGTGCTTTTACTATTACTTACTGGTGAAGGGTACGGTTGAAGAAAAGAACCTTGCAGCGTTGAAGGAAGGAAAGGAACTAACAGATGAATTATTCAAAAATACTTAACTGGATATTTGGAATCACGGCGTTCATTGGTTTCATCCTGATTATCGGTGCAGTTGGTGCATCTGACTATGCGGTTGAAATGCACATATATGAACCGATAACAGCACACATGAAAGAAATGGTGATTGGTGCGATTCTGATGATTCCCGGAATCATTTATTTGAAAATCACGGAAAGGGGTGATGAAACATGAACTATTCAAAGAACCTTAGAAAGTCCGCAATGGCAAAGCGGGTCTTGATCTTGCTTGGTGTTGCCTTTTGTGTTGGGTTAGCTGTTGGGGGTGTGTCTGTATATGCCCTGAAAACTCATATAACCGCCAAGGACAAAGAGAAATCAATAGAACGCACACTTGAACGGGATAACACAGAAACCCTTGTATATGGGGCGTATGATGACAGAACATTCACACAGGAAATTTCCCTTGACTGGGGTGCGGGTGACTTAGATTTCACACCGCTTGACTGTAAGATGCCGGAAGAACAACAGGAATTTACATATTACCTCTGTACCGGGTACAACATTGATTTTACCCTTGTTATGGCACTGATTCAGAATGAAAGCAGTTTTGACCCGGCGGTCATCAGCAAAACCAATGATTACGGTTATATGCAGATCAATCAGATCAATCATCAGTGGTTGACAGATACCCTTGGTGTTACGGATTTTACAGACCCGTATCAGAACATCAGGGCGGGTGTGTTCGTACTTAGAAAACTGTTTGAACGGTATCAAGATACCAACATGGTCTTGATGGCGTACAACATGGGTGAAGATGGTGCTGCCCGGTTGTGGGAAAAGGGCATCTATTCAACAGATTATACAGAAAAAATACTGAACTATCAGACACAGTTCAATGAACAGTTGGGCGGTGAGTAAATGGCAGCAGAAAAGAATTTTGAAAACAAAGTCAAGAAGTTCCTGAAGGACAAGGGTGCTTGGGTGCTGAAATACTGGGGTGGTGCAGCTTATACAAAAAGCGGTATTCCTGACCTGTTGGTATGTTTCAACGGTTGGTTTTTAGGAATCGAACTGAAAGCACCAAACGGCAGACCGTCAGACTTGCAGTTATACAACCTTAGAGAAATTGAAAAGGCGGGCGGTATAGGCATCCTGTTATATCCAAAGGACTATGAACAGTTCAAGCAATTTATTGAACACATTGAACTGGGTGAATTACCAGTCAACTTATACGGTGTTTATCCATTCCTGACAGAATGGAATCAACATAAAAATAATTAAAGGAGTGAAAGAGCATGGCAGCAAAAAAGAAAGCAGATGCAGCGGTTGAGAATACCGCAGAAGTAACACAGGAAACCGTTCAGGAAGAAATTGAACAGGTAGCAGCAGACAACGCAAAGGAACTTGACAATAAGAAGTATGTGGTTGACCACTTACTTTCAACCAAGCGTGAGGGAATGGAAGATCTGATTGCATACATGGAAGAAATCGGATTCTTTGAAGCACCTTGCAGTGGTGGAAATCATCTTGCTTGTCAGTTCGGTCTTGTTCATCACAGCAGAAATGTAATGATGGCAGCAGAAAATATTGGTTATGCACTTCTTGGCAAGGTCAAGTATACAGAAATCCGTGATTCAGTCATCATTGCAGCAGCATTGCATGACCTTGGCAAGTGTGGTGATTATGGCAAGCAGATGTATGTGCCTAACATGATTAAGGACGGCAGACCTACCAAGGCAGAGCCGGAACAGAAATATAAACAGTCTGAAAGCAAGCCTTTCAAGCGTAACCCGGCACTTCTTCCACTTGACCACGCAACCCGCAGCATCAAGTTAGCAACCCTTTTCATTGATCTGACGGAAGATGAAGAATTTGCAATCAGATACCATGATGGTCTGTATGAATCAGCAAACTATGCGGTGAAGGGAAATGAAACCCCGTTGTATCTGATTCTGCACTATGCTGATTTATGGTCAAGCAGAGTAACAGAAGGTAGCACAGATGAAGGGAGTGAAGAATAATGGATAAAAGAGATAAGAAAATCAGACAGTTAGAAAATGAACGCAACCGTTTAATGACTGAAAATCAGGAATTGAAGTATATCATCAATGATATTCAGGCGGTAAATGATGTTATGCGTGAAGATATTGAAAAGGAATGTGCTGCTGAATGTGGCTGTATTGTAATTGAAGGAAGTCGCACCAGTGCAGCATATCAGGATTTAGTTGGTATTCTTCTTGCAAATAACTATTCTGTTGAGGTCATACCAATGGATGAACGCAGAAAGTTAAAAGTCATCATCAAGGAAAGTGAGGTATAAAAGTATGGTAAATGAAAGACAGGGAAAGGTTTACAATCCCCGCCCGGTATATAACAGAAAGTTATTACGTTCAGTGATTCGTGCGGGAGTTCAGAAACAGTTTGGTCAGCATCATGTTTCTGCTAACATGGCGGGAAACTTTGAAAGAATCAGAAAGGAACAGGTGAAATAATATGGCACAGATGCTTTTGATTATGGGTGAATCAGGTACAGGAAAAAGTACCAGTATGAGAAATTGCGATCCGGCAACAACTGCCGTTGTGAATCCGGTTGGTAAGCCGTTACCGTTCAAGGGTAAGTTCACAATGCTGAACAGTGAGGTTGAATCCCGCAAAATCTGCAAGTTTATGAAGGAACAGGCAGCAGCCGGGAAGAAGTTATTGGTTGTTGATGACTTCCAGTATATTCTTTCAGTTCCGTACATGAACCGTATTAAGGAAAACGGTTGGGATAAGTGGAATGATTTTGGTGCAAATTACTTTGAAATCATTGAGGTATGCAAGGAACTTCCTGATGATGTGGTGGTTGCTTATATGACCCACACAGAAACCCTTGAAAATGGTGTTACTACTATTAAGCTGATCGGAAAGTTACTTCGTGAGAAGATCACCATTGAAGGACTTTTCACCATTGTACTTAGAACAGGCGTAAATGAAGGAAAATATTATTTTTACACACAGAACAGTGGCAAGGACACCGTGAAGTCACCTATGGGAATGTTCCCGGCATACGCCATTGACAATGACCTGAATTATGTAGCCGATAAAATCCGCAACTTCTATGAAGTTGGTGAGTATAAGACAGATGCAGAAATGGGTCAGGCTGATGCACAGGCTGCATCCGATCTTGAAAAGCCGGATGCAAACGGCAGACGGGCAAGGGGTGGAAAAAAGACCACATCCACAGCAACACCACCTACCACAACAGAGGATGCAGCACCAAAGACAGGCAGAACCACCCGCAAGACACATGATGAAGTGGTGGCTGAAAATAATCAGAAAATGGCTGATTATATGGCAGAGCGTGACAAGGCTATTGATGCGGTTGCTGATGGGCGTGAAGAAATCCCGTTTGATGAAGCGTGTGCAGCAGCGGATTCTGTACCGCAGCCGGAACTTGAAACACCGCCAAGAAGAACCCGCAAGGAAAGAAAGTCTGCTGAACAGTCTGAACCTGTTCAGGACGGTACAACAAACACTGATTCTGAATCTGTCACACTGGATGCAGACACATACTTCTATGTTCCGGCTGATGATAACTATGTGATGAAGCACAAGGGTGACACGGTTGACCTGATTGTTGACGGTGTTGAGGTTATGAAGGTCATCAGCAAGGAAGAATTTGGTGAAGGTGTGAAGCGTTTAGCACAGGCAGACAACCCTAAGCCGGAAAACCCTATTGACGGGGCAATGAACCCGCCGGAGAAGGGCAGACGCACAAGAAGAAGTGCAGCACAGGCACAGCCTGATAATGCAGATACAACAGCGGATGAAACCCCGGCAGTAGATGAACAGCCGACTGGCAGAACCCGCAGAGTAAGAAAAACACGCTAAGAAAGTGAGGTAAAAGAACATGAACAATCCTTTTGGTTTACCTGATGAACTGTTTGGTGCAATCCTTGCATCAGCAATCACGGAAGGAATGAACACGGCAAATAACCGTTCAATGAAGAACCCGCACCCGGTAGCACCTAAACAGGATGTACCGCCGGAAGATGGTGCAACTGCTGCAAAGAAAATCTATGATTCCTATGTAAAAGCCGGGTTCAATGAGGTTCAGGCGTTTGAGTTGTTAAAGTTAGTATTAAGCAAATAAAGAAAGGTTAAAAGGTGAAAAATTATGGCTATTGATTTCAGTGCATTTGATGAAAAGGTTGATTTACAGGAATTACAGAATGAGGTGCAGAACGCACCTGATAATGATTTTGCTGATGTGCCGGATGGTACATATATCATTAGTATTGAGAAGATGGAAATTAAGTTGACCAAGGCACAGGATAAGTTGATGTTTGCAGTTCAGGCAAAGATCAAGGAAGGTGAACAGGCAAACCGCATGATCTTCTTCAACCGTGTTATCTCCGGCAACAGTTCCGCAAAGTGGACGGACGGACAGGCAATCAAGTCTGTATGCACTTGGGTGAACAAGCTGATTGCAGAAGATGACACACCTGTTGAATTTGTGAACTATGCAGATTTTGCAGATCAGATTCTTGATGTGTTCCAGTCCATTCAGGGTGCGATTGAAGTTGAGGTTGATTACAAGGCAGATGCTTTCAACCCTATTACAATCAAGGAAGTTTTTGACTGCTAAAAAATTTTACTTGCGTGTGGATTGATAATCCACAATAATGTTATCAGGCGGTGGCGGGGTCGCACCTTCCACCGCTATTTTCAGAAAGGGTGAATGTAGTGATTTTTTATGACTTTGAGGTTTTCAAGGAAGATTGGCTTGCCGTTTTCATTGATGTGACCAAGAAAAAAGAATATGTGATAATCAATAACCCTGATGAATTAAAAGCCTTATATGAAGCGAATAGCAAGGATATATGGGTAGGTTATAACAACCGCCACTATGACCAGTACATATTTAAGGGGATTCTGTTGGGAATGAACCCAAAAAGAATCAATGACTGGATAATTGTTGAAAAAAGGGAAGGGTGGCAATTTTCATCAGCGTTCAACAAAGTTCCAATGATTAACTATGATGTTATGCCGAACCCCCCGGTCGGTTTGAAAACACTGGAAGGTTTTCTTGGCAGCAATATCAAGGAAACGGATGTTGATTTTAGAATAAACAGGAAATTGACCAAGGAAGAAATTGAAATGACGGTTTTCTACTGTCGGCATGATGTGGAAGAAACCATCAAAGTATTCCTTGAAAAAATAGATGAATTTAATGCAATGCACGGTATCATTCAGGCTTTCCCGGACATTGTGAACCTGTCTGATATAGGGGACAGTGAAGCAAGAATCACAGCAAAGGTGCTTGGGTGTTCCCGCAGATCATTTGAAGATGAATTTGATTTTTACTTCTTGCCGTGCTTGCAACTGAAAAAATACAAATATGTTCAGGATTGGTTTGAACAGAAAAGACAGGAAGCCTTGTCAATGGACTTGGCACACATGGATAAATACTCAAAACGTACATGGTATAAGGAACAGGGTCTTGAAACCGTGGTTGCGGGTATTCCTCATTCATTCGGTTTTGGCGGTGTTCACGGGGCAACAGCCACACCAATTCACAAGACCGGGCAACTGCTGCACGTTGATGTAAATAATTACTATCCATCAATGCTGATTGCTTGGGGACTGGTTACAAGGGCAGCAACCAATGACAATTACCCGTTAGTGTATAACACACGAAAAGCCATGAAGGAAAAACAGATTGCTGCAAAAAATGCCGGAAATAAGAAAGAGGTCAAACGGTGGAAGAAAGCACAGTTGCCATATAAGAAGATGCTGAACGCCTTGTCAGGTGCAATGAAAGATGAAACCAATGCAGCGTATGACCCAAGAAACAATAACTGTATGTGCATCAACGGTCAGTTGATGTTGCTTGACCTGATTGAACACCTTGAAGTTGTACCGGGATTTGAACTGATTCAGTCCAACACGGACGGTCTTATTATTTGGATTCCTGACACAGATGAAGCTTTTGAAATGGTTGATGATATTTGTTGGGAGTGGGAACAGCGTTGTTCAACAGATCAGTGTTCAATTCTTCTTGAACTGGATAACATCAGTGAAATCTATCAGAAGGATGTGAACAATTACCTTTGGGTTGGTATTGACGGTGGTGTTGAAAGAATCGGTGCTTATGTGAAGGAACTTTCAGCGGTTGACAATGATCTGCCAATCCTGAATAAAGCACTGGTTGACTACATGGTCAAGAAAACCCCGGTTGAACAGACCATCAATCAGTGTGATGACCTGATTATGTTTCAGAAGATTGTCAAGTTATCAGACAAGTATGATTGGGTGGAACATGAGCATTGCACCCCGCTTGTCAGTCATATAGGCAAAAGAACAATCAAGACGGTGTATGAATACCCTGACAAGGACAAATACACATATAAATCATACAGGGTGTTTGCATCTAACGATCAGAAGGACGGCAGATTGCTGAAACGTAAACAGGTGAAAACCAAAGGTGAAAAATTCGGTAATACACCTGACCACTGTTTCATTTTCAATGATTCAGTTGTTGGGGTAAAAACACCGCCTGAACTTGATAGGCAGTGGTACATAGATTTAGCAAAGAAACGCTTGAAACAATTTGGTGTTGTAGCGTAACACCGGGAAGGAAGGTTTTTCATGGATTTAGAAATCAGATATGAAAATGGTTCAATGACTGTTCATCTTGAAGAATTTTTGAATATCCGCAGCATTGCCAAGGTCAGGAAACTGCTGAAACTTATCAGAAGCAGTTTCACCCCGGAATGTGAACAGCAGATCAAAGAATTTGTTCAGGACTGGATTGAACAATTTGAACAGAAACAGTTGGAAACTGAACGGTATATCACAGGGTATGAGCAGAAAGTCAGTTATTGTCAGAAACAGTTGCGGGATGCCTTATTTGCCCGTGACAGTTACAAAAAGTCAACACCGCTGCATAAGTCGGAAGGGTGGGACAGATGGAATGAAGAAGTGAAGGGGTGCAGAAAAGAACTTGCAGAAGTGAAAACACTGCTTCGTTCCTATCAGTCTCGGTACAACAGCAACATCAGGAATAAGGATTTTTATAAAAAGGTGTTAGAAAACATCACATAAGGTAGGTGATAAAAGATGCTTTACAAAGGTTATGTTGAAACCAAGGGCAAGGCAAGCATTGAAAAACTGAAAAACAGAACCACATGGAAAACCTATGATGAAGTGAAGAACCTGAATGGGTTCGGTGGGGTTTTGGCTGATGACACCATCCTTATTGACATTGATGATTCTGACCAATCTGAAATTCTGATGAACATTGTGGAAGAACTGCAACTTGACTGTAAAGTCCTTTGTACCAGTAGGGGAAAACACTTTCTTTTCAAGAATCGTACCATTGCAAGGAACAGGACACACGTTCAGTTGGCTGTTGGTCTTACTGCTGATATAAAAGTCGGCAGTAAGTTGTCCTATGAGGTCATCAAGATTGACGGTGAAGAAAGATTTTGTGAATGGGACATTGAAGAAGGTGGAAAGTATCAGGAAGTTCCCAAGTGGTTGTTCCCGGTCAAGGCAACCGCAGACTTTGTTGATATGGATGCCGGGGACGGAAGGAATCAGGCACTTTTCAATTACATCCTGACCCTGACTGCAAATGATTTCACGGTTGAAGAAACCCGTGAGTGCATCCGCATCCTAAACAAGTTTGTTCTGAAACAACCGCTGTCAGATGATGAACTGGAAGTGATCTTGCGTGATGATGCTTTTCAGAAACCTGTTTTTTTCCTTGGTAGCACATTCCTGTTTGACAAGTTTGCAGTGTTTATGAAGAATACGGCACACGTTATCAAAATCAACGGGCAGTTGCATATATACAAAGACGGTGTATATTCCAATGGCTACAAGGAAATTGAATCAAACATGATTCAGCACATTCCAAACCTGAAAAAGATGCAACGCCGGGAAGTTCTTGACTACATGGAACTGATCGTTGATGAAAAAGAACAGTCAGATGCAAACCTGATTGCTTTCAACAACGGTGTATATGATCTTGTGACCGGGGAACTGAAACCATTCAGCACCGATATTGTTATTACTAACAAGATTCCTTGGGACTACAAGCCGGATGCCTATTCTGAACTGGCAGACAGTACACTGAACAAGTTGGCGTGTGGTGATGCAGCAATCCGGGCATTGTTGGAAGAATGTATTGGTTACTGCTTTTACAGAAGAAATGAGTTAGGCAAGGCGTTCATCCTGACAGGTGACAAGTCCAACGGTAAAAGTACATTTTTGGATTGTGTGAAAGCAATCCTTGGTGATCGGAACATTTCAGCACTTGACCTGAAAGAACTGGGGGACAGATTCAATACTTCAATGATGTTCGGTAAACTGGCAAACATTGGTGATGATATTGGTGATGACTTTCTGCAAGGTTCACAGGTCAGCGTGTTCAAAAAAATAGTAACAGGTAACCGCATTAAGGCAGAGCGAAAAGGACAAGACCCGTTTGAGTTCAACCCGTTCATCAAACTGTTATTCAGTGCAAATGATATTCCCCGTATGAAGGACAAGACTGGGGCGGTACTTAGGCGTTTGGTCATCATCCCGTTCAATGCCACGTTTAGCAAGGATGACCCTGATTATAGACCATTCATCAAGTATGAGTTGACACAACAGGATAGCATTGAATATCTTATCAGACTTGGTGTTGAAGGACTAAAAAGGGTAGTCATAAATAATGGATTCAGTAAGTCAGATAAGGTTCAGAATCAGTTGGATGAATATGAACAGGAAAACAACCCTATCCTTGCATTTATCAATGACACCGGGGTTGACATGATAGAAAATGAACCAACCGCTGATGTATATAAGCGGTATCAGGTTTTTTGTGCAGACAATGCAATGCAGCCAATGTCAAATATTGTGTTCAGTAAGCAGATCAATAAAAGGCTTGGGTTCAGAGTAATTCAGAAAAAAGTGAACAATAAAAATTGTAAGATATTTGTTTCATAGCAGAAAGGAAGGTGATTGAATGTGTCAGAAAAACTGCAAATATTGGAACTTTTTGGTGGCATAGGGTCACCAAGGGTTGCCCTTAGAAACATAGGTGTTTCAGTAAAATCTATTGATTATGTGGAAATTGATGAAAAGGCTGTCAGGTCATACAATGCAATGTTTGAACAGGAATCAGCATATTCACCGCAGACAGTAGTGGGGTGGAATCTTCAACCTGATATTCTGATTCACGGGTCACCGTGTCAGGATTTCAGTATTGCGGGGCATCAGGGAAAAGCAACGGCAGCAGACGGAAGAATAAACAAAGGAAAAGGTGCTGATGAAGGTTCAGGGACAAGATCATCCCTGATGTGGGAAACGGTACATATTATTGAACAGATGGGTGAGTGGAAGCCAACTGTTGTGATATGGGAAAACGTAAAGAATGTTTTATCAAAGCACATGGTTCACAACTTCAACCGTTACCTGTCATATATGGAAAAGTTGGGTTATTCCAATAATTACAAAGTGTTGGACTGCCGTGATTATGGAATACCACAGGCACGGGAACGGTGTTTCACAGTATCAATTCTTGGTGACAATGCTTTTGATTTTGAACTGATGGAAAAAAGACCCATGAAGAACATTTCAAATTTTCTTGAATACGGTGATGTTCCTGATTGCTACTTGGTGACACAGCCAAGTGTTTATTCAGTGATTGGTAAGAAAGGAATCAGAAGGGCAACCATAATCAAAGATTATGTAAATACTATTACAACAAGACAGGATAGGACACCCGCACAGGTCATTGATCTTGGTGGTGGAAAATATAGATATTTGACAGAACTGGAATGTTGGCGGTTGATGGGATATTCGGATGATGATTTTTATGCAGCAGAAGCAACTTGCAGAGTTGAACCGGGAAAAATGAACAGAACCTTATATCATCAGGCGGGTAATTCCATACCCGTACCGATATTTGAAAGTATGTTCAGTGCAATGCTGAACAGTGGGATTATAAGAAAGGAAGGTATCAATTAGTGAAAGGTGGAAGAAATCAGGAAGGATATGCAGACCCAACGGCAACTATTGCCGTTGGTAGAGTAGCAAAGGAAGAACGTGAACAGGTTGAATGTGAAGCAGCAGACAAACGTGCCTATGATCTGATTAAGGTTTTGAAATACATCATCAAAGGTGCGGGGTTTGAACTGACTGAACGTGTTCAGGTAAAAGACACTAAGACGGGAAGGGTTTACAGATGAAAGGAAGGTGTTCAGAGTGACAGAAAATGTATGTGTTACCTGTCAGTATTATGAAAGTTGCAACCGCCCTGAACGGTATATGAAGTGTATGGGATATAAAGAAAAACAGGAAGGAAAGGACAAGGTGAATGATCGTAATGGATAAAGATGATCAGAAAAGATATTTGAAAATTTGTGGGGTGTATGAATGTAACTATGAAGCCATATATAAAAGTGCTGCATCAGATGCAGTAGATGAATTGATTTCAAGATTCTATAAGGATGTGCCGGAAGAAAGATACATGACTGATTTTGAACTTTTGAACTATGGGATTGGTATAGTCAGATTTTCCGAATTACATATTTATTCCTTTTTAGCATTGGTGTGTAGATTAGCATTGAAAAAGGGTTTTGTAGTTGTAGGTTTACCGTGTATTGACCCAAAAGAAAGTGATCCTATGCGTATCACAATCAATGGGTACAGATACAGGGCAGTTCCGATTTATACGGAAGAAAGTTGAATATGGTGAACGATTATGGAAAATAAGATTTTAGAGTTATTGGAACAAAAGGGCAGCGTATCAATGAATGATGATATTTTCCCGTTGGTGGAAAAAGAATTTGAAGGTCAGGTGATTGGTACAGAACTTTATGAACTTGCACACCAATACATATCACAGTTGTTGTATGGGGTGCATACTGCCGGGGTTGCCGTGATTGCAGTTCCTAAGTTTGCAGCGGGTCAGCAGTTTGGTCAGATGGTTGTTGCTGATGTGATTTATACAAAGGTGAATGATACACCGTATGATTTTATGCAGTAG